CAGACTTGAAGAAGACACCCCTTGGGTTCGTGTCTTCTGGAGTCACGGAGTAGTATGTCGAATAAGACGCCGTCGAAATATCCCACGCAGTGCTCAAGCCGTATTCATTTACGCGGTTATAGACATCCTCAGACACGTACATCTTGGTGCCGTCAGACTTAAAAAATATCCCCGACGGGGCACCACCCTGCCCAACTATAGAAAAGTTTTGCAGATAGGACACCGTCGAAATATCCCACGCAGTACTCAGGTCGTATTCATTAACCTCGTCGCCATTAGACCCCACGACGTACATCTTGATGCCGTCGGACCTGAAGTACAGTCCAGTGGGGGCGGACTCTTGCGTGGAGATATCCTTGTAGGTGGAGACCGTGGCTGTCGAAACATCCCACGCAGTACTCAGGCCGTACTCGTACACCCTGTCAAGTTGAGATCCTACGACATACATCTTGGTGCCGTCAGACTTGAAGAATACGTCTTGGGGGAATGAATCTTGCGACACACTGACATTCTGCACGTAAGACGCCGTCGAAATATCCCAAGCAGTACTCAGGTCGTATTCGTTTACGTCGTCTCCAAAATTACCCACGACATACATCTTGGTGCCGTCTGGTTTAAAAAACAGGCCCTCGGGTTGAGTTTCTTGCGCGCCGACCCCAAAGACACCGATCGTGTTTGTTCCGACCCAGTAACGGTCTGCCATGTCAGGTCTCCGACTTAAAAACTATATCGACAGTCATGGCAGTCACGCTTGCGTTACGGTGGCAACAGCGTCCCAATAACTATCCGTGGCGTTATATATGCAACCCACGTAAGTGACTTTCGTGGCAACCGTTGTTGTCGGAAGCGTGATGCCCATTTCGCGGAACGCACCGGATGACGTAGTCCAAGTGATCGCGCGAGCAGTGCCATTATCCTCAATTCGAATCACAAGTTTTTGCCCATCAGCCGGAGTCCCGCTTGGTTGAGCAATGGTGATATCCCCCGTAAGACCCTCTACCTTATAGACATCAGTGGTATCCCCATTTGGGGTGATACTCCCCGTGGTTGCGGATGCTGCAACGACGCGAGGATTGACGCGCTTGTTTGTCAGCGTCTGAGTGTCGCTCGTTCCAACAACAGATCCGGAGGGGGCCGTGAGAGAAGTACTCCACGCAGTGCCCGTGCTTACAGCGATTCCCGCCCCAGGGTATACTTGTGCTGCCGGTCCTGCGGCACTTGTCCAAGTAGTTCCATTAGAGGTGAGAACATTCCCATTACTGCCGGGAGCGACAACTTGAAATGCAGAAGTGCCATTGCCGAGCAGTACATTGTTCGCTGTAAAGGACGACGCACCAGTGCCCCCATCGGAGACCGTTAAATCCGTGATGCCAGTGATGGAGCCGCCGGTAATCGCGACATTGCTCGCGGCCTGCGTAGCCATGGTGCCAAGGCCCAAGGATGTACGCGCAGTTGACCCGTTCTCCACCACCCACGTTGAGCCGTTGCCCACGATGATGTTGCCGTCTGCAACACCCAACGCACCGATCGCCGTCAGCGTTGCTGTCAGAGGCTGGAAGTTGAAAGTGCTGGTCACATCAACAACAGCGGCCCCCGCACCAGCGCCATCCGCATATACAATCACGCTGTTGCCATCCGCCACCGTGACGTTTCCACCCGACCCCTGCGTAAGGACGACGCTCTGGCCAGAGTTGTTCTTCACGATATAAACGTGCTGCACGGTGTTGGGAGAAATGATGACGGTGTTTGTGCCGCTCGGACTACCACCAAAAACCAGGACAGAGTACTGACCGTCGGAAAGAGTCGCACTTCCGCTAACGGTAGTCGTCAGAGTGTGTGTTGTTCCAGAAAGAGCGATCGCACCGACGCCATTCGTGAGACGGTCAACAATCTCAAGGTTTACGTTCGTGGTGCCGCCCCACGTTCCGGACTGCTCGCCGGTAGCAATTAGCTCAAGGCCGACGTTGCTAAAAGTGCTTGCCATTTGGGTGTCCTACGTTGCGGTTTCCGTCAAAACCCTCCCAGATGACGGGTTCTCCTCAATATAACTTGTTCGCGGCTTAGAGACAACGCTCCTGTTGACCCCGCTTATGCCGCCGTGCACATCCAGTTGGGGCCTTGGGATGGTAGCTCCTCGGTCCACCCAGAAGATTGCACTGGGTTCTCCGGGGAATACCCAGGGTTTTGGTTCGGGGTAATTCTGCCCCACACAAGCACGGGGCCAACAACCCCTGTCGCCGCAACCCCAGTAACAGGGATGCTCGCGGTACCGGATGTCGTTACGCTGCCCACAAAACCCGCAACCGAGAGGCCGCTAACCGAAACGTCTGCTCCTGCCTCTGCGCTCGCAGACCCAACAACCCCTGTCGCCGCAACCCCAGTAACAAGAACACTGATAGTCTGCGGTATAATAACGTCGCCAACTTGACCTGCCGCAGAGAGGCCCCCAGCCACCACATCAGCAGAGGCCGTTACGGTTACCGACCCCGTCGACCCTGTCGCAGAGAGCCCCGTTTGTGGGACGTTGGCGTCGGCATTGACCGTTGTGGTGCCAACGGCGCCTGTCGCGGCGAGGCCCACAGGGGAGATGTTCGCGGTCCCAGAAGCTTGGACCTCGGAAACAGCAGCAGCCGCAGAGACCCCCGTCACGTTGACATCAACGCCCGACCCTTCGACAATCGAGACCTGGCCAACAGCGGCGGATGCAGACAACGACCCTGTTTGCACAACCTGATCTATCGAGACGACGACGCTGCCTACCAGGCCTGTCGCAGAAAGCCCCGTTTGAGGGACGTTAGCGTCACCTGTGACAGAGACAGACGAAACCGATCCTGCCGCAGACACCCCGGTAACAGCGGCGGAAACTCCGGAACCTTCTTCTACCGTCACGCCGCCGACAGAGCCGGTGGAAGACACGCCATTTGTTTGCGCCTCGGCGGATGCCGTGATGGCTACAGTCCCAACAGCGCCTGTTGCCGAAAGGCCAGTGACCGACGCGTTGGCGTCAGCTGCGACCGCTGCCAGGCCAATCTGCCCTGTTCCCCCCACACCCGTGATATCAACAACGGTGCCAAGGTCAACGGTGACACCATTCACCGCCCCTGTAGCGGACGAGCCAGTGACCGACGCATTTGCATCCGCCGAGACGGCCACAGATCCGACAGAGCCGCTGGCAGATAGGCCCGTCTGCGGGACGTTAACATCCGCCGTGACCGTTGCCGTGCCGACAGAGCCCGTTGCCGAAAGGCCAGAGACAGACACGTTGGCGTCAGCTGCAACCGTTGCCGTTCCAACAGAGCCTGTTGCCGAAAGGCCAGTGACAGACACGTTGGCGTCAGCTGCAACCGTTGCCGTTCCAACAGAGCCTGTTGCCGAAAGGCCAGTAACGGAAACCGCCACCTCTACGCTGGCGATGTCATCCGCTAGGGCGACAGCAGCTAATGGGGCGAATCCAAGCATGTGTTACTCCGGTTTAACGGGCCACTCGACGCTATGAGGAAACCCCTGTTGTGCTGTTATATCACGAAGTGCCTGCCTATAGGTAGCCATGTCAGGTGCCATCGCGACATCAGAAAGGGCCATCCAGTCCGTCTGGCGCAGAAGATCGTCGCGATGCGCGCGGATATTCGCCGCCGCGCGATCTGTAGCAATTTCTTGCACCGTCCAAACCTGCAACCAACCCGCATCCCCCTGCTCCACGGACTGGATGACGCGATGCGTCTTGCTGTCAAAAGCTGGTGTTGCAACCTGTTGCACGGGGTAAACGTCATATGCCGCTAGAACATCGTCGGGAACCTGCTTGGGAAAGCTGGTCTGCGGGTTATCACGGCGGAGTTGCCCAACGGTGTAAGGAAATTGGCTGGGCTGGCCGTTTGTGAGTTTGACGTACATGTTTTTCTCCCATGTCTACGATAGATCAAAGCTATACACAGCCATTCCGGTTTGCGTGACAATGTACAGCTTACGTCCAGTTGGTCTAAAGAACAGCCCGAATGGGTTAGTGAACACGCTGCCGAAGGCAAAAACTTGTAGGAAGGAAGCTGTAGAGACATCCCACTCAGTGGTGAGGTCATATTCGTTCACTTCGTACCCGAATTGCCCAATAACATACATCTTGGTGCCATCTGGTTTGAAAAATATCCCTGCGTTAGCGGCATCCTGTGCGAGAGTAAAATACTGCAAAAAAGAAGCAGTGGATACATCCCAAGCAGTACTTAGATCGTATTCGTTCACACGGGAGTTAGTGCGACCGACAACATACATCTTCGAACCATCTGGTTTGAAGAACAGGCCTTGCGGTAAGGTATCTTGCGTTAAAACACTAAAGACTTGAACATACGAAGCCGTGGACACATCCCAAGCAGTGCTTAGGTTATATTCATTTACATCACGCCCAGAGGTTCCGAGAACATACATTTTGGTGCCGTCTGGCTTAAAAAACAGCGAGTTTGGGTTGGCCTCTTGTGCAGCAACACTAAAGGCTTGATTATAAGAAGCGGTAGAAATATCCCAAGCACTGCTTAACGCGTATTCGTTTATGTCGTCTCCGATAACGCCAGTAATGTACATCTTAGTGCCGTCAGATTTGAAGAACACATCTCTAGGTGATGTCTCTTCCGCCGACACATTCTTGTAGTTTGTTGCAGGGGCATTCCAAGCTGCGGTAGAAATATCCCAAGCAGTACTTAGGTCGTACTCAAACACATTGGCCGTCTGACCAATAATATACATCTTGGTGCCGTCAGACTTAAAAAATACGTCCCTAAGTTGAGTCTCTTCTGTAGCAACACTAAAGTTCTGGGAATACGATGCTGTCGAAATGTCCCAAGCAGTGCTTAGATCATATTCGTTTATGTCATTGCCTGAATCTCCGGAAATGTACATCTTTGTACCATCCGACTTAAAGTAGACCCCGGTCGGTGCGCTGTCTTGTGCAACAACACTAAAATTTTGAGAATACGATGCTGTCGAAATGTCCCAAGCAGTGCTTAGGTTGTATTCGTTTACGTCATCTCCTGAGGTGCCGACAATATACATTTTAGTCCCATCGGACTTAAAAGACAGGCCTTGCGGTGCTGTCTCTTCTGTAGCAACACTAAAGTTCTGGGAATACGATGCTGTCGAAATGTCCCAAGCAGTGCTTAGGTTATATTCATTTACGTCATCTCCGCTGGCACCAGTGACGTACATTTTGGTCCCATCAGGTTTGAAAAACAAACCCGCTGGAATTGACTCTTGTGCAGAAACGCTGAAGGATTGATTGTACGATGCTGTCGAAATGCTCCAAGCAGTGCTTAGGTCATATTCGTACACGACACGATTTTGCGAGCCAACAACATACATCTTCAAACCATCTGGCTTGAAGAACATTGTCTGGGGGAATTTTTCTTGACTTAAAACCGAAAACTGACCGTAGCCAGACGCATTAAAAAAAGCAGTGGAAATATCCCAACCGCCTGTTCCAGCCCCGCCAGCAGAACTTGCGGCCTGCATTAGGCGAGAAATGCTCATGCCATTGCATCCCCTGCTTGAAAACCATACCACGTTGTGCCGCCGTCCTGGGTGTAAAACGTGAATACATCTGTCTCACCGCTTGCAGGGGCATCAGGGGCAGTGCCAGACGGCCAATCGACAGCCGCAGGCCAAGTGATCGTCACCGTGGCAGATGGCGTTACCTTCAGCGTGAAGCCGTAAGCAGTGCCCGAGGCAGGCGGGCTGCTAAAGGCATAGGTTACGTTGGCCGACGGAGCATCCGAGAAGACGTTGCCGCTTGTCAGATCAAGAGTGCCAGAAGTAATGTCACCGACTGTTTCACCAGACGGCGAAGCATCAAAGAACCCCTTGGTGTAGTCGATGACAATTCCCATTAGACTGCAACGCTCCCGTTCATATCTTCCTGCGCCATAACCCAAGCATAGCACTTGTCGAGGAAGTTAGCGCCAGCCGCAGCTTCGACCTCAGCCAGGTCAGCGTGATAGCGACGGAAGTCCACTTCACGGGTGTCGTCACCGGGCGTGGCAGTGGCATAGCCAGAGACATCAATCATCACCGTGAACTTGGGGCCACCCTCACGCATCCGAGAGACAGCCGCAGTGACGATGCGGAAGTAAGCGCCAGCAAAGGGAGTACCGTACTGGCTGGTGGTCAGGTCGAGAGAGATAGCCATGTTGGCCTCCTTTAGTAGGTTACTTCGCTGGTATGCACAGTGGCGACCCAGCGAATGTTTGTTGCAGCAGCCCCAGTGACTTCGATCTTCAGGCCACCATTGGTAGTATCTGCACTCAGGGCCATGCCCCATGCAGGTGTGTTGTCCAGAACAGTTGTAGCACTATTCACCAGCACTGTCGTCCCCGCCGATCCTTCCCTGCGGATCAAGCCCTCAATCTTCCATGCTGCACACGCTGTGCCTGCCGAGGCTTGCTGACGGGCTACGATGGTGCCGTGGAAGGCGTAGGCAGAGTTGTTGGGCAGGATGATTTGGTTGGTGGCTGAAGGCGTTGTCAAGAATGTAGTCAACGTTGTTGGCGTTGCATCTGTTGTAGCGATGGTCAGAACCATGCGCCCTTCTTGAGACGACCCGTCATTACTGCCGGAAATACTTGCCCCAGACCACGCATACTTACCCGTAATGCCGTTTACATCCGTGCGAAAGCCAAGCGCAAAACTTCGCAATGCGTCTGCTTGACACCCCTGCCCAATAGCCACGGCGGCGGAGTTTGAAGCGGTTGTCCCATCCCCAATGGCGATAGACCAGTTGCCAGATGCGGTGCCATCCCCAAGCACAATTGATTCAAGGCCAGATGAAAGACCAGCAGGGCCTATGGCGACACTATCCGTTCCCGTTGACTGACAAAGACGCCCTATTGCAATGCTGCCTGTCCCAGTGGCACCGTAGCTTGATGTGTTCAAAAGGTTAGCTGCGGCGAAGCTGTCGGTGCCGGATGCGTAGGAGCCGCCGAGAGAAACTGCACCGCCCCCTGTTCCCGCCGAAGCACCTGCACCCGCAGAACTAGCACCCGCCGCAAAGTTGTAACCACCGCTTGCAGTCGCACCATATCCAATAGCAACAGCACCAGAGCCGCTTGCATTTGCAGCCGCAGCGTTATTGGCGTTGTCATAAGAAAAACCACGGGGAAAGTCACTTTCTGTGACCAGCCAGTTCGTGCCGTCAGATACAATCTTCACGGTTTGACCACGCTTTACTGATAACGTAGTCGCCCCCTCAATAGTCTCTGACCCATCTGGATCAATAGTGGCAGAGCCAGTGGTTTTATTTGAACGAATGTAGGCATACCAGCCAGCGCCAAGCGTAGAAGCAGAAGTCAGGCTGGCAGTTACCGCACCAGTGCCTGTGAACTCAATAATCTTACCGAGATCACCAGACACCACAGTATAAGCGCCTGTCTTGGTGTCGATGGTCAGGGCAGATGCACCGCCGCCACCGCCAATCGCAGTGCCATTCAGCAGCAGGTCAGTGCCATCGCTCGACAGCGTAATGCCAGAGCCAGCACCCGTGTGATCTAGTTCGATCTTACCCATCAGTAAGTAACCTCGCTTGTGTTCACAGTGGCGACCCACCGAATGTTTGTAGCGGCTGCACCCGTGACAGTAATGGCCAAGCCGCCGTTGGTCGTGTCAGCGGTCAATGCAATGTCCCAAGCAGACGCACCAGCCGAGGCATACAGCTTGTTCTTGATCCCGTTGCCCAGCACAGTCGATGCAGCGTTGGCGTCACGCAACAATGCCCCCTTGATCTCCCAGCTTGCGTAGTCCGATCCAGCCGAAGCCTGTTGCCGTGCGATGATCGTGCCTGAAAAACTGTAGGCAGAGTTGTTGGGTAGGATGATTTGGTTGGTGGTGCCAGCGGTGGTGTTACTAGTTGTAAGAGCTTCTGGGGTAGCGTCTGTGGTGTCAGAGCGCAGGACGAAGGTGCCAGCTTGGGCATCGCCTTGTGCAGCAAACTTACTTGCGGCAAATGACATTTTGCCCTGAATATCTGCCAAAGAGGCTTCGCCTAGTGCAACGGTTCCCCGTGCTGACGCTGTTGTATCACGCCCCGCAGAAAACGAATAGTTACCAGAAGCCAATGAGCCAAAGCCTATTGAATAAGCATAGCTTGTTGTAGCTTGAGCCGCCTGCCCTACGGCGCATGATCCACTGCCTGTCGCCTTAGAAAGGCTCCCCATCGCCACAGAGTTAGCACCAGTGGCACCATAGCTAGAGGTATTGCTGGCTATGGCTGCTGCGAAGGAGTTAGTGCCAGAGGCGTAAGAACCGCCGAGGGCCATCGCACCCGCGCCTGTTTCTGCTTGTGAACCACCGCCAGACGAGTTTGCGCCAATAGCCGTTGAAAAAGAAGACTTAGCGTCAGGCTGGTTTCCTATAGCTAAGCTGTTTGCGCCTGTTGCGTCAGCGTTAAAGCCTATCGCAACGCTTGAACCACCGGTAGCGTCAGATACGAAACCAATCCCAATACCGTAATTACCGGCGGCAGTTGCACCACTGCCAATGGCTATTGCATTCGTGCCAGTAGCACTAGGTGCAGTAGGACTAGACGGGTTCTCAGCATACAACTCAAGAGCAGGTGGAATATCCTCAGCCGCAGCCGACACATAAACCACCGCCGAGCCGCTTAGGTTCAACGCAGCATCAGCATTGGAACTCTCAAGCACAGTGCGAGACAGGGTAGTGCCAGAGGCCGTGTAGGTGCCGCTGCCGATCTCCCAGTCCGTGCCATCCTCGATGACGTAGCGGACGACATCACCGTCAGCCACGCCTGCATCAGAAAAGGTCTGGTAGCCGCTTTCGGCGGAACCCAGAGTGACAGTCCCCGTTCCGGTAGTCGAGGTGCTGACTTTTGCTCTATTTACTAAAGTGACCATAGGTCAACACCTCGTTTAATTATGCCGGGTCCGGGGTGCCGATCTCCCATGACGTAGTAACGTCCTCCGTCGTGTTCCGGACAGTCGGGCCGATGGCTACGCTCTTCGTCAGACGGACAAGCGTAACCACGGCGCGTGCCTTTAGGCGATGCGGATGATGGCGTTCGAAGCGTCTGCCGTAGGGAACACAATCGTAAAATCGCCGGACGTCGAGGTTTTGTCCGCACCAAAGTCCAGAACAACCACGCTCGGGTCACCCGCTGCGGTGTCGTTGTAGATCAGCGCACCACGTGCCGTAATCGTCGCGGAGGTGAACGTCAGGTCAGCGAAATCCGTGAGCGCCGTAGTACCGCTCGTAGTCGGGGTGACATTGGTCAAAGTGCCACCACCCGCGGTATACGAACCAGATGCGCTCACCTCATTGGTGGCTGTGTACGCAGTCGTCGCCGCCGTAAACGACGCAGAATTGGTGTACAGAGCCAACTTAAAGTTGTCGCCCGTAGAAGCAGTAAAGTTGTGCACACCCTGCATAAGCTCTTTCTTGAAAGAGGTGCACATGAAGTTGCCGGTAAAAGCCATGTCAGAGTCTCCTAATTAGCTCGGCCAGTTCAGGATGCCCTGCATCCGCTAAGGCATTATACACAGTCGTGCGGTCGCTTGCTATAGCCTCTTTAAGATGGAGGATTATCACGGTTTCTATAGCAGACTTAAACGCCGTCGCCTGATCACGTAGCGCGGGGTGGGCCGATTGTGACACCCCAACGATCTTGCTAACACACCGAGATGCGATCTCCTCCGGAGTAAACCCTCGGTTGTTCGTTGTGTGGACCTGCACCAGAGATTCATTCCTTGGCACGTCCAAGTTAACCTGAAACATTCGTCTTTGCCTTTATGTACGCTGTGAACGAAGCTTGCCGGAACGATACTCATCAATCGTTTCCCTGGCTTCGCCCAGGTTTTTCAGTCGAGACAGAGACTCAGCAAGACGTTGAGTGTAGAGACCAAGCAGAGCCTGCTCCCCCTTCATAAACGTGTACGCTTCGCACAGGCAACCGTAAAGAAGGGCCAACTCTGCGTTTTCCGACAGCCAGCTGGTGCCGCTTTCCGATCCTGCCGTAAGAGAAGCAGGGCGGTACAAGTAGTGAATGTCTACGGTGTAGTTTGCGTCCGGAGTCGGCGCGAGAATGAAGTAGCCTACATCAAACTGAGCATAATACTTAGGTTGACCCGTCGTCGCAGCATCAGGCGTGTAGGTCTGAACAAAGTCCAGGTCTTTGAAAAGCAAGAACTCCTTGGATCCGCTGACGTCAATCGAAAGTGAAAAAGGAGCGAGAAAGTCACTCGGTGCTGCAAGGTACTCGTTGCCGCTGGTCATGTTGCCAAACTGGTTCTTTTGGAACAAATTTAACTGCACACTCTTCAAGATGCGTTCCTCTGCCAATCGGATGAACAGAGGAAGGTTGTTGACGAATGTGGTCTCGTCATTCTCCGTATAATCGACAATCGCCTGCTTTAGCTGCGCGTAGGTAAAGGCCATCTCAGCTCACCGCCACTGTAATGGTGCCCACCGAACAGGTAGCCACAAGGTTGTTCGGAGGGTTGATCCCATTCGTGGGAGGACCACCGACCGGATCCCAGCTCCACTGAATATTCCGTTGCTCCGGGAGATCCTGCTCTGGACGCGGGTTCTGAAGAGCCTGCGGGTCCGGTCCGACCTTTGGAGGGTAGAGTTGCGGGTGCTTGGGTTCGTACTCATCCGGACCAACCAACGCACCAGTCCACTCCTTCTTCATCTCCCGAAGGCGGTAGCGCCGACCGGAGCGGTCGGAGATTCCCCATGCGTTCTTGCCAGATGCAAATGCCATTACGTCCTCAGATACTGAACACTAGGCTGTAGCCGCATTGACACGCGATCTCGGTCTTCATCCGCGGCGCGCTGGAACTCCTCATCGTAGATCGCCTTCAGGAACTGTAGACGATCCGGTGCACGTTTCATAGCGATGTAATACGCCAAGCCCGCAACCATGCATGGGTAAAACCGGAACGGGACACCCGCTGTGTTGACTAGGGCATCCGCATCTTCCAAACGGCGCACATAGTAATAAACAATCTGGTCCGTCGAGTTCTCCGGCGTCTGCCAGAGATTGATGACAGGCGAGATCTGGCGATCAAAATAAAACTGCGAGGGCCGACCCTGATCCGTCTTGTTCGGGAAATTCATGTAGTCCGAACGGCTGATACGGTCCATCTCGTAATCAGTTCCGTCACGACGAAGAACCATTTCCAGAATGTCCACGACGTCAGCGGCAAGGGTATAGGTCGAAGTCCCCTGAGTCAGCGTCGTCGTAGTCTGCGTCACTGTCCAGAGATTGAGGCCTCGGTTGGCCCACTCAGCAAACATGAGGTTAAGAGACCGACGAGCCGTACGGGCATCGTAGCCAGTGCGGACTTCCAGCCCACAACGCTCGTAGGCCTCTTCGATCATCTCGCCTACGTCTAAATTGAAGTCTCTTGAACCAGATGTTGTCATTTCTTCTTCGCCGTTTTGGCCGACTCACGGAACGCCTTTGCAGTCGGCGCTCCCCTGGAACCGGGCTTCCTCATCTTCTCGCCAGAGCCTTCAGCAATCCGCTTACGCTTGGCGTTGATGTTGGCATACAACCCCTTTTTCATCGGAGCCTCCGTAATTTGCTTAGCCATACTAGCACGGTTCATCACTTAATTCCCAGAGTTGTTCTTAACGTAGAACCCGACCGCACCCGCTATGAAGAGCAGGAACGTGGTCGTAACGACACGGATTACTGTAGACCACACCGCTTTCTTGGTATCACGCCATGATACAAGCAGGCTACGCAGCTCGTTCAGATCCCGCTCCGCATTCTCGTCGTGAAGCCCAAGCTCTTCAAGCGCGGCCCTCGCACCTCGCTTCGCTGCACGATCCAGCATTGCTTCTAGTTCTTCCGGGGTGATCTGGACGTTTCCCATGTTAACAATTCCACGCTCTGAGGGACTTATTGATCCGGCTGTTCGGATCACGCTTCGTCTTCTCGCTCGTGAGCTTCTTCTTCATGCCTTCCATCCGGGCACAGAAGCTCTTGCGACGACCTTTGTCAGCCTTCGTCTTCGGGTTCGGTGCAGGGGGCTTCAGATCCATACCCTGCTTTTTAGCCGAAGCTCGGCCCTTGGCATTCAATCCACCCTTGGGATCCTTGCCTTCCTTACGCTGCCATGCGGGAGACTTAGCCATCAGAGCGGCCCCGTATTTTGAATGTAAACAAAGTCCATTGACGCCGAAACATTAAAGCTAACAGCTCCAGAGGAAGAAAACGCTCTCATTTCTAGGTCTGTTTTTTCTGTAAACCTTAAAGGAAAAGTATAAAATTGCTCGTGTGCGCCATCTGTAAGAGTAAATCTCTCTTTTATCTGAAAGACTTCTCCATACGGTCTAGCAACAAGACTAGCATTCAAAAGAGCTTGGGTGTTAGTAGATGTGCCTGTGGATAAAGACATCTTTGTGAGAAACGCTGTGTATCCTGCGGGAACTGTCCAAAGAGCCATCAATGTTTGGTTGTCGCCATCCCCATTTATGGTCAGGTAAATATTAGCTGGAACCCCAGATGTAACCGTACCTGTTCCTGCGTAAAGTGTGCCAGCGTTTGCGCCACCACTACCTGCACTGCGAACAATGCCGCGATTTATACGCAGATAAGATTTTGTGGTATTAACAGCCGTTTGCCCGTTCAAGGTGACAACTTCGTTTATTTCGTTGTAATCACCATCTAGGCCAAAAATTTCAACCGTTCTTGCCCCAGTACCTGCGGCAGTGTCGTCAACCGAACTGCTTGATATAGTCATTACTGTGGCTGATGCGGGGTAGGAATACAAACCGCCTTGTTCCCAGATGGTTTCTTTTGTGGCTCCAACATCAGCGTTGTAACCAAACTTAAACACAGTTTTATGGCCAGGGATTTGACCCCTGGCCACCTGAAGCTCGAACGGCTCAGATGTCCCGACCTGAGAAATGGATCGGATCTGGTAAGCCATGACGCCCCCTTACGAGTAGAAGAACGTCAGCGCGGTGATGTTGGTAGCAGCCGAGATATACGGATCCGACGTGGACAGAACACCATCAGACGGAATGTTTACCGAATGCGTGTCGCTTGCCGCGAAGTCGAGATCCAGAATCGTGGAGCCACCATTACCGTCAGTGATCGTCAAACGGCCAGCACCCGCCCCAACAGTAACTTGGAGCTGGCGGATACGGGCACGACCGACGCCTACTGCGCCTGTGCCCGTCAGCCGTTTGGCTTTGATATCGGAGCTAGCCATGTGTCAGCTCCTTAGCCCGCGGAGATCGAGAGAGTGCCCGCGTTGTTCCAGATAGCGCCTGCGACACCCGGATCCGAGGTCGGGATCACGATGACGTTTGCAGTTGAGGTGGCAGAAATCGCAGCAGTTGTGGTGAGGCCGCCGATGAAACCGTTGGTGGAGGTTACGGGGCCGGAGAAAGTAGTCGAAGCCATGTGTACACCTTTTGCACAAGGATTCGCTTCGCAGTCTGTGCAACGTCAGGAGGGCGGATACCTGTCTGCAAAGCTGATTTTTGCCCTGCGTGGAGTTTATAGCAAGGTTGCAGAAAAAGAAAGGGGCGATCCGAAGACCGCCCCAGTCAATAAGCCCACAAGGGAGGAGTAGGGCTTATGCTGCCCCAGCCGAACCGAACACCGCGCGCGGGTCGGAGAAGCCGAAGGAGTAACGCTCACGAGCCTTGAAGCGCATGTTGCCGGTGTCAAAATCGGCTTCCATGTTTGTCGAAAGAGCGGCGCGCTCAAAGTGGACGAAGCCACGGGGAGCGTCCGTCTTAACGAACCATGCGTCGGGATCGGTGAGGAAGTCGTTAACGGCGTAGCCGTCCGGAAGCATGCCCATGCTGCGGATCGCGTTTACGTCGTTATCTGCGGTGCCAACGCGGAGGTTGGAAACCATCAAACGCTCAGCGACAAACTGCAGCTGACGCGGAATGATGAGCTTCATACCACGAAGGGCAACCTTGAGACCACGCTCGTCCACGAAACCAGCGACCGCGATGAGAGCATCTTCGAGCGAGGTTTCGTTCAGGTCAGCAGCGACCGCCGGGGTGTTGGCAAAAGTGCCACCGTTGGTCAGCGGGTGGGTGGTAGCGCAGAGCGCAACACCGTCACCGCCTGCGTAAGCGCCTGCCGTGAACGCGTTGTTCAGAACGGCAGCAGCTTTCACCTGCTTGGTGTGAGCCATCGAGCGGGCGAGGGCTTTCGTGTAACGGCTGCCGAGGCGGTCGTACAGGTTGTCCTCGATTGCTTCCTCGGTGATCGAGAAGGCAAGCGCGATGGTTTCGTGGTTGTACCGAGCGGTGTATGCTTCGTTGGCATCGTCGTAATTGATGCCAGCGCCTTCCGATTTGGTCGGTGCCGATCCAAACCCGGATAGCATGACTTCCTCTTCGAATGCTCGATCCGAAGACTCGGTGGTGTAGATTTCGGAGTGCTGGTTCTCGTAACGAGAGTACTCCATGCCGAAGAGGGCGTTAAGACCCGGCTCCAGCTCTTTCGCGAGTTGTGCGCGCGAGATAGCCATGTTTCAGCCCTCCTTAGACGCCGGTCGTCGAAACAGTGCCAGCAGCAATCGAGCCGTTCGGCGCGTTGAAGCTGTTGTTCAGACGAACGATTACCGGAATACCAGCAGCGGCGAAGTCCTGGTTCTCAACATCATCCTGAATGCCGATGATGCGGAGGTGCAGAGCCGCGGTGGTCGCGATGGTGCTCACGCCAAGCTTGGCCGACGAGATACCGGTCGTGGACGAGCCGGAAGTCGCGGTGGCGAAGTTTGCGTTTGCGAAGACGTGGCCACGAGCCGTCGCTTCGTTGGTGAGCGAGGCGTCTGCCGCGATCACGAAGGTCTGGTTCGGGTTGTCGTAGACATACGCCTTCACCGGGTGATTCGAGTCAGCACCCGAACCCGGCCAGTGGTTCGACCACACCGTCTTACCGGTGGTGGACGAGACGTATTCACAGCCCCAGAAAACACCCAAGAGACTAACAGAGCCACCCGCAGCCGCGCCGACGATGTCGATATAACCGGTCGAAAGCGGAATAACGGGAGAGCCCTGATAGATCGCGTTGGTGTTCCCTGCGGCAATACGATATTCGGTTGCACCGGTGGTGTTGGCACCCTGGCCGTTAACACCAACGGGGCGCAGACCGAAGGCAACATTGGAGTTTGCCATGGTATTGCTCCTCTAAGCAGTTACTCGGAGTCGCGAGCGCGGCCTCCGAAGGATACACGACTTTGCCGACTAGAATTAATCGGCATTGAAGGATGCTGTTCCTTCATGAGATCCTGATCAACGGCCTGCATTTGTTCTCGGGTACGGCCCCCGTAATACGCGTTTCTTTCAGATGCAGTCTCGACAGGCATGCGGCACAACATCAAGCCACCTTGTCCAATAACACCCTCGTACTTCCCGCTGTCGATGACAGGCGCTTGGTAGTTCGGATATTCTTCGGCACGAACAGGTTCCCATCCTTCACGGATCTTGGCGTGTACGTTCATCTTGTCCTCTTCCCCACGCATGGAGACACGGACCCAGCGATGTACATACCCTTCCGGGGGAGGCGGGGCCTCAAGGTGACTGGGCGGTGCCCATGGTTTGCGGCGCGTGGTAGTTTCACGCGTTTCGGTCTCACGCGGTGCTCTGTTTGTCATGCCGGTCACTCCTTTACGTACTTGGCATATTCCTCGAGAGGAACGTTAAGCTTTTTCGCAATGGCGACCTGCGATGGCGTGAGCTTCACGGTCCTGCGCCCCGGTTTTGTACTGCGAGATGCGGAGGATACAGCCGAGGCGACCTGAGATCCCCCTCCCGATTTCTTCTCCGTAAACTTGTGCGGAAACTCTTTCCGCAGTCTACGGTCAAGCTCACTATAATACTCATCGCTCTGCGGGTCAAACCCCTCGTCTTCGATGAGCGTCTGGTGAATCGCAAAAGCACCGGTCGTCATGACACGGTCTTCCCCAAACCACTTGTTCCGTTCCGCCCAGGACTGTGCCTTGGGGTCCGGTTGTGCTTGGCGCTGCGGCTGAGCCTGAACCTGCTGTGGAGCAGGTTGTGGAGCAGGTTTTGCTTGCTGCCGCTCAAACTGAGCCTTCGCCGTGCTATAGCGTTGCTGCTCATTCGTGAGCTTCGTCAGCTGGATCTGTGCTTCTGCCAGAGCCTCCGAGTCACCCGCGTCGTACGCAGCCTTGTACGCCTGTTTTGCAGCTGCCAGCTGAGTGGTCAACCGCGAGCCATACTCACTGAGGTAGCCAGAGTCGAGCTTCTGCACTCGGCTCTTGAGCTGCTTGTTCTCCTCAAGGAGCTGCTGTGCCATTCGAACAGCCTCCTCACGGTCCCGCTCTTCTTTGCGGTACTTCTCCGTGAGCTTTTTGATGCGCTGCTGCACACCCTTGCTGTAGGAATCAAGTTCAGAGTCGGCCTCCGCCTCCGCCTCCGGACGCTGCTCCTCAGAAGTATCTTCCGTCTCAGCGACGGCCTCCACTTCCTCTGTTTCAACTTCAATTCGTTCTTCAGACATGGGACCCCCTTATACGTGCTTGACGTCGTCTGGTTCTAGAAGTGTGGCAATGACCTCGTCGTCATTGATGATGCGAACCTCGCCACCATCAATCTTGAACCGAGATCCAGAATACCTGCCGATACAGATCCACTGCCCTGCTTTGCACCAGGGCTCTGCTCCGGGGCCAAACTTGTTGGGGTCCTGATAAGCGAGCGGCCCAAGCTTCAGCACGTAGGCCACAACGGTTGCCACAGACTCGCGTTCCCGAACCTCGTCGGGGACATACAACCCGCCAGCGGTCTTGGCGCTGCCTTGGTAGGGCATGACCAGAATACGCCAGCCCGTGGGCTGTGGAAGTCGCTCTAGGAGGGGTTTGTCCAGGAGAGAGGGGTCTAACACCCTCTCGTCCGATTTCACGTACGCGCTTTCCAAAGACGTAGCTGGAGCTACTTGCTCCGCTCGTTCCTTGTTGATTTTCTGCGCGACATGGTCAGGAAGATATAAGGTCTTCGACATCGTCTACGTTTTTCTCCAGCAGGGCCTTGATTTCTTCTCGGGCAAAGGAGAGGCCCCGGATCTCCCCTACCGTCATCTTATACTGCTCCCAGCTCTGGACAGAACCGTGAGTGATAGCAGAAGCGAGATCTTTCTCCCGCTCATGCAACTTCTTATACAAGTACTGCGCGAGTTGTACTATGTCCATCACAAATAGTCACTGTATTCGTCCTGCATGTCGGAGGTGATCGGACCACCCTCCACCCATTCATCGCAGGTGTTGTCGCGCATACATGCGAATTTCAGCATCTGGCAGTAGCCCGTCTCCCCAGACTCGTCGCCCAAGCAGTCCAGCATGTCTTCCGTCTGGTTGTACATGCCACAGTTTCCGCACACCTCGGTGAGGCGGAATGCCGATCCTTCGTTCGGGCCACGGTAGTTGTGCTCGTCGATCGCCATCTGGCGGTTCTCGGCGTTCAACTCCGGATCCTGAGTCGGAAGAGGGCAGGACTTGCCTTCCTCGTTCTCTTCCATCTTATCCACCGGCATGCCGTCTGGCAGGATGGTGATCATAAACGTGGTCATGTTAGCCCCCACATTGGCGCTCATAGGTTTCGTTATGAACGACGGTGTCAGCCAGGAGCTGACGATCGTTCTGCAGCAACCAGTCTACAACATGCTCGTTCGCAAATAAATGCGGCTTTGCAATGTCGCAGTAGGTGTCAACTGGGATCAGCTTCGCGCAGCCACTTAGAAGCACGCTTGCCAAGGCCAATGTCGTCCAAAGTCTCAACTTCATTCTCTACCTCTCGGCGCATCCGCATGCTATCGATCAAGTGCTGATCAGCTTCGCGCTCATACTCATGCTGCCCTTGCTTCTTGCCGCGGAAGTAGGCCGCTGCAATCGCAGCAAGAACAACCCCCGCAGCCATCAAGTACATCTTGAAACGGGCAAGCAAGAACATCAGCGGTCTCCCGCCTTCCACTTCTTGATGCGCTCCATGTCAATGATCCCGGTCGCGCCGAGTACGATCACCGCCAAAACAGCCATGATCAGGAGCTGAGGCCACTCCAGCCCACCGAAAACGCCAACCATCGGGGTAGCAATGCTCGCAATCTTGGTGACCTGAGAAGCTTGGATCGTCTTCGACTGTGCGAGAGACGTCCGTTGTTCTGGAGATGGTTTGTTTTCCAGCCATGGCTTCACCTTAAATCCGGGGCATGCCTTGTTCGCGTACTCGTTATGTCCCGAAACCTTCGTAATAGATGGGAACTCCACCTTCAGGGAAGCGATCAATTTACGCAAAGCACGTTCTTGCGCGGGAGTGTAATGGTCTTCAAATTTGTCGGTGGCCTCAGAACCACGTCCGCCCAGCAAGCACACCCCGATAGTCGTTGCGTTCTTGCCCTTGGTGTGCGCGCCAGGGATTTCTTCAGGGCGGCCAGGAGCCATGGACCCATCGCGGTCCATGACCCAATGATATCCGATATTGTACGTCTGACCTTGGTACTCGGCACCCCAGCCGTTGTCCTTGTGCCACTTGTTGATCTCGTCTCGCTTCCACTCAACGGGCTGACCTTCGCCCCAGTTTGGCGCAGTGGCCGAGCAGTGGATCACGATTTCGTCTATCTGTCGCATTAGAATGTCCCTCTGAACGTGTTCGCCTTAGCGGATGACGAGAACCGAGATGATACAAGACCCCCGGTTTTCATTTTCTTCTTGCCAGCTTCACTCAACGCAATAGCAATGGCCTGCTTCTGAGGGCGGCCCTCTTTCATGAGGGTGCCGATGTTGCTGCTGATCGCCTTTTGAGACTTACCTTTTTTCAACGGCATAGCTCACCCCATCATCATCTTCTGGCGTTGGACATCAATCCGCTCGCGGTTCGTGTCGTCACGCTGCGCGGCGATATCTTCTTGGCTCTCGATCCGTGCAGCGTCGGTCGTTGCCCGCTGCTGCATCTTCTGGGTCTCCAGCTGGATCTGAGCCGCATCGCTCATGGCCTTGCGCTGCAGATCCTGCTGTCTGATGCCCAGCTCCTGCATGCGGATCTGAACAAGCGGATCGGCCATCGGATCCTGGCCGGTAGGCATGAGCTGCGCCAGAACCTCCTGCATGATGTTGGCTTCCTGCATGGTCACCAAACGCTCAAGCTCTTCCGGCTTCTGCATCTCTTGCTGTACCTCAGCGATCTTCTGCTGCGCCATCATCGGATCAATCCCGCCCGCCTGAGCCAGGATTTGCGTCTGCTTGATCAGGGCCTCAATATCAGCCATGACCATCTGACGTGCACGTTGCGAGACGTGCTCCATGATGTGGGCATAGAACGTGCCGATGACCTGCGGCGACGTAGACACCAGAGGCGTCTTCATGAACATCAGGTGCATCTTGATGTGCAGGTCGTGATCCTGATCCGGGAAGGTCCGCAGAAGCTCGCCCATCAGAGCACGAGCATTCTCGATCGCCGGATCCATAGGCTTGGGCTCCGGAGGCGGAGGTAGGATCTCATCGATGTTCTGCACCTCCAGTGCTTGGTACATTCGACGGAACGCCGCATGCATGTTGTGGAGCTGCGGGTTGGACTGTGCCAGCTGGAGTTGCGTCTGCGCCAGAGTAACACGTTGCGCCATTGAGAAGATATTCGGATCACTAACTGGAACAACGTCCACGCGACCGTCAAAGTCCTCGGCCTTAATCGTACGCTCTGCACCCGCTATGTCATACGGGTATTCCGGAGGCAGGTTGTCCGCAAAGATGCGGGCCAGGATCCGGAACTCCAGTTTCTGTGCATAGTGCAGACGTTTATGGATCGCAGACATAACCTTCATGCCACGCTCCAAGAGCGCCACGGTCGTCCCAACCGGGGCCTCCTGGTTCATGTTGCTGGTCTGCTGGTCCGCCAACGAAACAAAACGACGACCACCGTCTATCAATGCACCGAGCAGCTGACCAAGGGTCGCACTCGGTTCTTTATACGGCAGAGGCACAATAGAGTTCTTAATGTCTCCGCCAGGTGCATCAATGTCCCGCCACTCGCCCGGTTGTAAGGGCTCGTCGTCATTACGAACCCGAACTCCCCTAGCCTTAAAGCCCGCGGGGAGGTTCGCCAGAGTACCAGCGTCAATAAGTTGACGCAGGATACTCGTGGCCGCGCGGCCAAGGCCCCCAATCATGTGGATCAGGCCGAAACCATAGAAGCCCAGACCCGGCATGAACTTGTAGTGGACAAAGTATTGACGCTTCCGCGCCAAGTCCCCGCCCTCGTCAAAATTTCGACGGATCGACAGGATCTGACCGGAGCCTTCGTCAATCGTCACAATGTAGGGAAGCTGGATGCCGGTGGCGTTGCCCTCCGGATCGAGGTCCTCGAACCCCTCAAGGTCAAGGTCCACATGCATCTCAAGCAGCGTATAGTTTTCGTCGTCGTAGGTCTTCGAAAGACCCTGGATCTGGTCCACCTTTTCGCGAACCTTGTCCGAGTCTTCGTCATAACGGGTCAGTTCTACGGTACGGTAGAACCCTGCAACCTGCATCTTGCGGATGTCGTTACCATCCATCCGCAGAACATGCGTCACACGGGGCGAAGTCTGCAGGTCAGACGCCGCATACGGCACAACCAGATCCTGAGCCGGGACAAACTTGGCTACAGGGCGCTGCTTGGCCTCGTCAAAATACACCTTCTTGAAGGTCGAACCGGATAACGGGAGATAGAACAAGAGCTGGTCCATGTCCGGGTCATACTCTTCCATGACCTCGGTGATCTGGTAGTTCATGAAGTCCTTAACGCGAGCCGCTTGTTCTTCACGAGCTGCGTCCTGCAGACCCAGAACCTGCGTCTGTACAGGGCCCCCCGCCGGGAGAAGCTCTTTATACGCTTGGGCCTGGAACTGTGTCACACTCTCCGCGATAAGCGGATGGGTCACGCCCGATGCGCCCTCGAACGGCTGAGTGCGCTCCTCATACCGAACGCCCAGTTGGTCGAGGCCTTTGGTGTAACCGTCTTCCCACTCCTGGCGAGAAGACAGATCCTCTTCATAGGAAGCCCGCAGATCCGAAGACAGCTCGCCAAGATACCCGTCGTCCAGGTACTCCGCCAGGTTGTCGTCGTGCGCGATCAGCTGCTCTCCAGACTCCTCCAGCTGCGCCACCAGCTCCTGGATTATCGCGCCACCCTGGCCATCATCGATGACCTCAGCTCCGCCATCGAAATTAATCGGCTCGTTCACAGGAACGTCAACGGACGGGAGGTCCTCGGACATCCCACCTTGCATCATTCCAGCATCAGTCAAACTGCCCATGGGGCGCGGCGGCATAGCCATTAGTAGTACTCCCGTTTACGAGGATAATACTCGTCCTCGCGCTCTTCGTTCTCCAGCGCGATAAACCCGCCCTGACGAAACCTCATTAAAGCTAACGTCATGCTATCACAAAAGTCGTCATGATCGCCATTCGGAAATGAAGCCACCTCTTCGATGACCTCATCCGAAAACTTCTTGTCACTTGGTGCCCATACTACCCCAGCCTCGAACAACGGCGCAACCATGTGCATTCGGGTGGTTTTGTCCAACCCGCCTCCGCCTGTTCTTTTCCCCGGAGAGAAGCCAAGTGCTGGAATACCGCGAAGCCGCAACTCGTCGATAAGCGGGCGACCTGACGCCTTTGCTTCGACCAGCACCATATCTGGCTCCCAGTATTCGTATTCTTCATACGCCACCTCCTTCAGCTCTGGAAAGTTCCATCTACCACGTTGGGCATCCAGCAAGATGATGTTATCGGCTTCCCCCTCGTCCGGCTCAAAGATCCCCCAAGTGGTGATCGCCGAATAGTCAGCCGTTTCTTTCTTTGAAAAAGCGGTGTCGTAAGCTTGTAAAATGTACTTGAGCGGTGGGATCTTCTCCTTCTCCCAAGACTTCCACCAATCTCTGCGGACAATCGCGGACTCCGTCGATGTCGGCTGCTGCTGCCACTGCGCGCTCCACTTGCCAACAGGAAGCGAGGCTTTGATTGAAAGGAGAGCATCCTTCTCCCAGAACTCCGGCCAAAGCGGATTACCGCTAGGCAGAATAGCCGGGAACTCGATAACCTCCCACTTGTCCGCCATCGTATCGGAGGACTGGTTCGCCAGTAGACGACCTGTCAGGTCCTTTTTTCCCCAGCGCGTCATAACGACGATAATCGCACCACCAGGCTGCAAACGCTGGCGGGGACCAGAAGTGTACCACTCATACGCATGGTCAAACGCTGTCTCGCTCAGAGCATCTTGTTCCGAGTGAGGGTCATCGATGATGAACAGGTCTGCGCCACGGCCCGTAACTGCAGCGCCCACGCCAGCGGCAAAGTACTCGCCGCCCTTGTTGGTGCCCCACTTACCCGCGCCCTTGTTGTCTTCCTTCAAAACCGTGTTTGGAAAGATCTCTTTGTACGCAGGGTCGTCGATCAGATCTCGAACCTTGCGGCCAAAGCGCACCGCCAGTTCCGTGTTGTGCGTAGCCTGAATAATCTTGAGCTTCGGGTTTCGTCCCAAGAACCAGGCAGGCATCAAGAAAGACGCAAACTCGGACTTAGAATGACGAGGCGGCATGTTGATGATCAGGCGTTTGATCTCCCCACGCGCTACCGCTTCAAGCTTTCCTGCAATCACACGGTGGTGAGCGCCCTCAATGAAGTTCTCATACACATGATGGGCAAACGCCATAAACTTGTTCTGGGCCTTCTCTCGAAGGTCCAGCTTCCGTTTAGCCTCGGTAAGCGCCAAAATCTCTTTCAGCGCCTCTTCCGGCAGTCCGTGCAAATTCATCTAGGACGTACCCCAGGTCGATACGGTGTGTACCCCGGCGCAGGGAGCGCACGAGATGGATCTTCGCCATACAGAGAAGGTCCCGGCCCAGTCTGTAGATAAGGCGCAATCTTCGGACGCATAGCCTCGATCGGCTGACATGTCACGCCGCCACCAGGAACAGGGACTTTCTGGTAACCAGGGGGGCATTCGAAGTCGACCGTCGGTAGGATGTCCCCGGTGGTTTCTCCGCCTTCGTAGATAGGGCCGTCGCCAGTATCTCCACCGCCAGTATCTCCACCGCCAGTATCTCCACCGCCAGTCTCTCCACCGCCAAGCTCTCCACCGCCAGTATCTCCACCGCCAGTATCTACGCCGCCAGTATCTCCACCGCCAGTATCTACGCCGCCAGTCTCTCCACCGCCAAGCTCTACGCCGCCAGTCTCTCCACCGCCAAGCTCTACGCCGCCAGTC